CGCTCGCCTTGGCGAGCGCCGCCGTGGCGTCGCCGAGCTGGCGCTGCAGCTTCTCGATGACCTGGGCGCCCTGATCGGTGGTCTCGATCGAGAGCCCGTCGACGGTCACCGTCTTCAGGGGCTTGTCGGCCATGTGGTGGTCCTCTGCTGGCGTGGTGGAAAGAGCCGCCCAGCTGTCGCCGATGCGGCATTGTGGGCCGGCGCGTCCGGCCGCAACGATCGCGATGTGGTTGGCAACAATCCCCGTTTGCCGCGCTTGATAGGGAGTTCCGTCGGGCGCGACGCCATTCTCCCAAACTAGATCCGTCGAATAGCCGACGCTCAGCTCGCGCTTGCCGGCCTTCACGGCCTCGACAGCGGCAGCGTCCTTGATCTTGATCCCGATCTTCAGATGCTCGCCGTCACGAAGAACCTCGTCTCCGGTTTCTCCGACGGCATGACGCTTCCAGTTGATAGACGAGACTGGTTCAGCTGGATGATCGACCGTTATCGGCACGCCAGCGAACGTGTCGAGAGATCGCTTCGAAAACACCTCGGACTCGTCGCGAAAGACGTTTACGGTAGCGAGTTCCGGCTTGCCCACCTCTGAGCCTCGATAGACTTGCACGCCAGTGCGCGCGGTTCTCGCAATGGCCGTGAGGTAGCCGGCATCGCTCACCCTCACGTCCGCGAGGGCGACGGAATCTGCGACGAGCATGAGTGCTTCCTTGCTCCGCCAGGAGTTGCCGTACTACTTGCGACGGTTTCTGTTCTGCTCGCTCAAGGTCGCCCAGCGGCAGTTTTCAGGGGAATACGATCCGTCGTTGTCAATCCTGTCCAAAGACAGCGACGGATCAGGACGGCTCCCCATGTCCGCGAAGAACATTTCAAACGATTTCCAACGATCACAGACGCTGATGCCGCGACCGCCATAATTGGCGTATGCCTTGTGTCGTGGATTTTCGCAGCGTTGACGCATTGCGTGCCACGCTCTGTATTCTGCGGTCTTCTCACCACGCGCATGCCCGTGCCGCAGATTCTCCGAACCGACAGCAGATGCAACTTCCTTCTGCCGCTCTCGATGATAGCACCCGCAACTATTCGCCCTACCAGAGGTTAAGCTGAACGTGTGAACGGGCACTTCATTTCCGCAGTCGCATCGGCATAGAGCGCGGCGATACTTCCCCTGCTTTGCGGCCTCTCCAACGACCGATAGCCGTCCGAAGCGGGTTTCACCATGCAAAATTTCTGCTAAAGATTTGGCAGCCATCTCGACCCTCCTACGGTCGTTGGTGGTCAGGGCCGATGCGGTGTTACCAGCACCAAATCGGCCCGCTTTATTATAGCGCGATCCGCGCGTCGGTCACGAGGTAGCCGTCCCCGGTGATGCGGACATGGCCGAGGGACACGCGATCGGTGAGATGCATGTGGTCAGGTCTCCGCGGTCGCGCTCTGCGGACCGGCTATCCGCTCGGCCGCGGCCTCTTCCTCGGTTGGCGGCGCGCCGAGTTCGTCCGGGCTCTCGTCGATCGCCGACTCGAGGCCAGGATAGGTGCCGTCCTCGACGAGCTGATTGACCGTGGCCCGGGCGAGCGCGTCTAGCGGGATCAGGCCGCTGTCCACGTAGACCTTGGTGGTGCTCGCCTTCTTCGACGCGATCTCGGCGCGCTGCGCCTCGTCCATCTGCCACAGCGGTGCCCAGCGGTAGTGGACCTCGGGCGGGCGGGCGCCGAGCGCGTGCCGGATCAGCATCTCGTCGAACGGCGCCAGCGTCGGCCGAAGCTCTACCTGCTGCCGCGAACGGAGGTTGTCGTAGTAGTTGCGGATGTCGCTGTCGCCCGTGGCGTTGAGCCCCGCAGGCGACTGGCCGAGCAGCCGCGTCACCGGGATGTCGGCAGCACCAGCCGCGATCTGCAAGAACAGCCTCATCAGCTCGGGGAATTCCGCGAACCGGATGGTCTTCTGCTCCCAGGTCTCGCCCGACTCGCCGTCACCCTCCAGCAGCACCGCGTTGATCGTGCTCTTGAGCTGGTTCATCAGGGTGAAGCGCTGGGTGAGCAGCGCCGTCCCCTGCGCGGTCGACAGCGTATCGCTGAGCCCCGGCACCTTGATCACGTCGACCTTGGCCTCGGGGATCATGCCGGCGATGTGCTGCTGTGACGACGCCGCATTCTGGACCGCGTCGTAGACGACCTGCAACACGCTGTCGCCCCAACCGTCGCCCGGAGCGGCGACGCGGTCGAAGATCGGAGCGCCGATGAACGGGATGATCCGCGACGGATGGATGCGGACCGCGGCCCCGGCCACCGAGCGCATCTCGTACCAGGCCGGCCGGCCGAAGAACGGCGACAACACGTCACGGACGACCTCGCCCGCGGTCAGCTCCTCGCGGCTCAGCACATGCAGGTAGCGGATGCCACCGGCGCCGATCCGGTCGTGCCGAAGCTCCTCGCCCACGTCAACGTCGTCGGTTCCGACATAGAGGCCGGCGCCGCCGAGCAGCCGGGCGCGCTGGAGCGCCTCGGCGACCTTCTGCTGAACGCCGAGTGCGCGCTCCGCCTCCTCGATCGCCTCGATCTGGTCGTCCTCGGCCTGCCAGTCGCGCCACTCCCGCGTCATGTCGTGCGGGATGATGTCGACAATCTTCCGCGCCAGCCAATCTCCGCGGTGCATCGCGTTGAGCTCTGCCGGAGTCAGCGACGTCGCGACGAATGCGCTGTGCGTCGCCTTGTCCTTCCCGGTGCCCAAGGCGGACACAAGGTTGGTGAGACGATCGAGGAACCACATCGCCTAGACCACTCCAAGCATGCCGTAGCGGTTCTTCTGGATCAGCTGGCCGAACGCGCCTGACGATGCGTCGACCTGGTCCTTGTTGCTTCCGCCCGGGAACAGACAGAGCTCGTCGAGATAGGCGTCGTTCCAGGCGCCCTCGACGAGGTAGACGTTGCCCGCCTCGCACTGGGCGGAGAACGGCTCGGCGCGCGTCACCTTGTCGCCGCTCTCGGGTTCGGCGTGAACGTTCCAGCCGGCCAGCATTTTGACCATGTCTGCCGCCTGAACCTTCCCGGCCTGACCTGGGTCTTGAGGCAGGCTGATCGCCACCGTCTTCCCATCCGCTTCCGCCGTCGCCTTGATCGTGCGTCGCACGTCGGCGCCTTCCTCGAGCACGCGGACGACGTGGCCGACGATGAAGCTGCCGTCCGGCGCACGTCCGATCTTCACGCCAGCCGTGGCCGCTTGGCCCGAGACTTTCCGCTTCGCCGCAGTCGCGGCTAGGTCCCAGTGCCTGACCCATTTCGTACCGGCCGGGGCCTGCCGAATGATCTTCCCGGCGAACCACGCCCGCTTGAACAGGCCGCCTTCGCGCGGCGTCGGGCGCTGCTGGTACTGGCCAGCCCAGGCATAGGACCCCATGTCGCGCCTCAACTGCTCGACGGTCGCGCGGGGAAATCTCGCCGGGTCGAGCAGCTCGCCCTCCTCGGCGCGAGGATCCGTAAAGCCGATCGACGTCGAGCAGCGACGCTCGGGCTCGAATTCCATCGGCAGGCAGAGATGCACAAATCCCATGCCGAACTTCAGGATGGTGCCGGCGACATCCTCCTCGTGAAGCCGCTGCATGATCACGACGATCGCCGACCGCTCCTGATCGTTCAGGCGGTTCAACGCACCCTCGCGGAACTTGCGGGTGGTCGCCTGGCGCTCCGCCACGCTCTCGGCCGTCTCGGTCGAGTGAGGATCGTCGATTATCAGCCGGTCACCGCGCTGAGAGGTCAGTGATCCGAAAGCGACGCCCTCGCGCGTCCCGGTCCCGGAATTGGCGAACGAAGTCTCGCCCGTTCGAGTCAGCACCACCTCGGGCCAGAGCGACTGGTACCACTCCGACAATATCAGGTCGCGGCACTTGCGTGTGTCGCGCTTCACCGGACCGTCGTTGAAGGCCGTCGCGAGGTAGCGCATGGCGCGGAGCGCGCAGGGGCCCCACTCCCAAGCCTGCCACATCACCGCGACGATCAACGACTTCGAGGACCCGGGCGGGACGTTCGCCAGCAGCCGCGGCGTCATCCGCCGCCAAGTGATCGCCTCGAGGTGCTGGCACAGCGCGTCGAGGTGCCAGTTCCAGATCAGCGGCGTGTTCGGCTCCAGGACGGGCCAAGCCTCGCGCACAAATCCGGCGAGCGTGACGCACCGGGCCCGGATCGCCTCTCCGTCGCGGGAGAGCCGCTCGCGCTCCCGTTCAGCCGCCCGCCTCGCCCTCTCGGCCCTGATCTCCCCCAGTGTCGGCAAGCGCGCCGAGGATAGCCTCGATCTGATCGAGCTGCTCATCGGTGGCCTTGGTCAGGTCGTAGACGCCGATCTGGCCGCGATGATTGACGCTCGCCAGTTTCGGGTGAACGTACGGCGCAGCCGATTTCGCCGCGTCCAGCCGCACGTCTCGCGTCTCCTTCTCGTCGCGCATGACGCCGAGCATGAATTCGAGCGGCGTCAGGCCGCTGGCGGCAATCTCTGCCTCCCGCTTCGCCGTCGCCTTGTTCGGGGTTCCCTTGCGACGGCCGCCGGTCTTCATTCCGCGCGCCATCTACTCTGCCTCTAATTTAGGCACAGGCGGCCTGCGCCCAAAAACGCCGACGCCCCGCTCCGGGGTTTCCGGGCGGGGCGTTTTCGAACCTGATTCGACTGTTCGCAACATCGTCAAGGAATTGCCCCATGTCAAGCGTGCTCTCAATCACTTAGGACCGATCGACCTTTTCCGGCCGCGCGCCCTGGTCGGGTTGCGCCGGTCGGACCGGCCACAGGCCGGGGCCAGTGCAGCGGCAGAACGGCGCCAGCAGCAGGCCCGACACGGTGAACCGGGGCTGCCTGGTCGCCATCCCGCCACGGCATCGCTGGCGCGGCCGGAGCTACAGGAGCCCAGCGCCCGAGGTCGAGCATGTGGACGAGCGTGCACAGTCCGGCATGCCACGCGGCATAATCAGCGCGCGCCTGCGCGATCGTGACAGGGCTCGGCTCCCACCGCAGCGGGCAGTACGACCCCGATCGGTAGAGGTTCCGTCCGAGGCATTCGCCGACGATGGTCGGTCCCGGGCGGCCGCGCTCCGTCGGAACATGGCACGGGCGCGGGTCGGCCTCGCGCCAGTCCGGGCGCGTTCCCATCGTGGCGTGCATCGTGACCAGCGCCGCGGTCCGCAGCGAACCGACCAGCACGTAGTCTCGGCCGCGCATCAACGGTGCAATGTGGCCGAGGATGTCGATCGCGGATTCGTGCCAGTCCACGGCGACATTCGGCAGCGCCGACACCGCCGCTTCGATGCGCTCGGCATCCGGGTCGGGCAGCCCGAAGCACGCGTAGCGCTGCGCACCGCCGCCATCGCCGTTGTCGAGCACGAGGAGCCGTCCCGCCTGCTCGATGCGATCCCAGATGCCTTCCGCGCTGGATGTGTGCCGCTTCGAGAGCTCGTCGCGATAGGCCCAATGCAGAAGCTTCTCGACGTCGATGCGCTGTTTCTCAGCCATTCGCGGCCTCCTTCGCGCCCAACTGCGCCGCATGATCAGCCTTCCACCTTGCCAGGACGTCGCGCGGGATGTTGGCCTCGTTGTCGAGCGGCGTCGGGAACGAGCCGGTGCGGGCGCGCCAGTCGAGCTTCCAGCGCCATGTCCGTTCGATTGCGTCCGCGCTCGGCGGATCGGTTTGCACCGACGGCATGGCGCCGGAGGTCGAGGCTTTGGCGACGGCCTGCGCTGATTGGCGTTTGCGCCGATCATCGGCGATTCCCTTGACGAAATAGTTCCAGGAACCAGCGCCGATCTGCTTCGCCCGAGCCGCCTGTCGACGCAGCGAGGGCAGGATGTCGCGCTCGAGATCGTAGCCGGCCTCGAGCAAGCCGATGATCGGGGCGAGATTGGCGAAGCCGGGCGATCGGCTGTCCGGCACGTCGGCCGCCTCCCGGCACGCGGCCTCGATCTGATCGTAATCGGTCCGGCTCTTCGGCACAGCGTCGCGCGGCCCAGGATGCTGAGCTTGAGATTTTGATTCTGGCTTCTGGTTTCTGGCTTCTGGCTTCTGTGGGCTTAACCTCGCGTTATCCGTGGCCTTATCCTTCATGTTATCCAAACTACTCCTATCTCGTTGATTTATCAGGTTCGGGTTTCCGCCTTTCGCACCATTCTGCCTGCGCATTTCCTCCTTGTTTTTGTCCCTCACCATGCGCCGCGAGTAGATGGTCCCGTCGTCGGTCCTGCTGAAGACGCCCTTGGCTTCCAGCTCCTTCACGGCCCGCTTCACGTGCCCTGGCTCGACGGCAATCAGTTGCGACAGAGTTCCGTAGTCCATCGCACGACCACCGAGAACGAGGTGCCCGTAAGGTTCCGCTTCGTGCATCAGCCCGAGCATTTCCATCCAGACGTACCGGGAGACCGGATCACATGCCCTGACGAGCGGATCGGCTCGCCAGTCCGCGGGGTACCACTTCATCCAGGGTGTATGAGGCATGCTGATCACTCCACCCCTTTATCGAACAGGCCACGCGACCGTTCCGGCGGCTGCTCCATGTCGCTGAGGTCGCGTACGGTGTTGGTCGCCGCTTCGTAATGCGCCGTGATGGTGCCGACCGGGCCGTGTCGCTGCTTCGCGATGATGAGGTCGAGTCGGCAGTGGCAGGCGGCCATCTCGGCCTGCCACCGATAGTGCTCTTCGGTGTTGGCCTTCGGCTCGCGGCGCTGGACGTAATATTCGTCGCGGTAGGCGAACACGACGGCGTCGGCATCCTGCTCGATCGAGCCGGACTCGCGCAGGTCGGACAGCATGGGCCGCTTGTCCTCGCGCTGCTCGACCTGGCGGGATAGCTGCGAGAGGGCGAGCACGGCCACGTTCTCGGTGCGGGCCAGACGCTTCATGCCGCAGCTCACCTCCGACACGTGGTCGTAGCGGCTGCCGCGAAACCCCGGATCGGGCCGGAGGAGCTGCATGTAGTCGACGACGACCAACGAGAGCCGCCGGCCGGCCCGCTTGAAGCGAAGGGCGGCCCGGCGCGCCGCCGCGAAGGCGCCGATCAGGGTGATGTCGGGCGTCTCCTCGATGAGGATCGGGGTGCCCTCGGTCGCCCGAGCGGTCTCGGTGAGCCGGTCGAAGTCCGCGGCATCGAACCGGCCGGAGCGAAGCGACGAATACGGCACCAGCCCGCCGGCCCGGCGCGTGTCGGCCGACAGCATCCGTCCGCCCAGCGCCTGCCCGGTCATCTCCGGCGAGATCACCAGCACCCCGCCCGGCAGTTCGTCGCCGGGGCCTTTCCAGCGCGCCGCCGCCTGGGCGACCGCAACGGCGACCGCGGATTTTCCCATACTCGGGCGACCGGCCAGGATGGTGAGCTCGCCCGGGTGAAGCCCGGTCGTCAGCACGTCCATGTCCTTGACGCCCCAGGTCACCCCGGTGATGCGGCCGTCGGCCTGATAGGCCTTGGCGGCGCCGTCGAGCGCGGAGACGATTGCCTCGTCCGCGGTGATCAGGTCGCGCGCGCCCGAGCGCCGACCGGCGTCCTCGATCTCGTACAGAGACCGTTCGATCTCCTCGAGGAGCAGCCGGGGCGTCTGGTCGACGGGGCTCTTGTAGGCTGCCGCGAGCGCGTCCCGGGCCACGCAGATGATCTGCCGGCGCATCGCGAGGTCGTGGACCACGGCGGCGTAGTCGACGACGCCGGCGACCGTGACGGCCTCGGCGGCGAGGCGGGCAAGGTAGCGGGCCCGGTTCAGTCCGCCGACGTCGAGGTCGGCCGGCAGGAATTGCGCCACCGTGATCGGCGACGCCAGCTTCGCGGCTCTGATCAGGGTCCCGGCTAGCTCGTAGATCCGGCCATGGATGGGCTCGAAGAAGTGCTCGGGCCGCAGCATCTCGGCGACGCGCCAGAACGCTTCGTTGTTCATGAGGACTGCGCCGAGCAGCGCCTGCTCCGCTTCGATCGAGTGCGGCTCGACCTGGACGATGTCGCGGGCGGGGACTGTCATGCCTGATCCCCGCTCTTCGCCGCCGCCCGATCAGCGGCGCGCCGCAGCGTCGCCGCGGCGTCCTCCAGCGCCGGGAGGTGCAACACCGCGACGTCGACGTCGGTCTGGGGCCGCTTCCCCTTGGCGACGAGCGATCTGAGGTTCTCGACGTGGCCGCGCTGGTTGGCAGCGGCGAGCTCGACCGCGGTGGCCTGTGCCGCAAACGAGGTTGGGGATCGATCGGTCATGCCGCGCTCCCGCGCACGAGCTCGGCGAAGTCGGGGTGGCGCTCGGCGGCGCGCAGAATCTGCATCGTCGTGCGCAGCGCCTTGACGCGGCGTTCAGCCTTCATGCTGCGGCGGCGCTGCGTCATCTCATGGTGATCGCCGGCGATCTCGGCGGACCGGATCACCTCGCCGACGACCGAGATCACCTCGGAGAAGGTGAGGTCGGGAGATCGAGCCGTTGTCTGCTCCCGCATCGTCATTCCGCTGCCTGCATCTCAATCGCTGTTCCCGCCATCAAGGCGCGCGCCAACGCGTAGCCGGTGCGTCGCGGCACGGCCTGCCCGATCTGCCGGATCACGTCGGTCTTCGTCCCTTCGAAGTGGTAGGGTCGGCCCGGCTCCGAAATGCTCATGGCGGCCGCAAGCTCGTGCGGCTCCAGCATCCGGAACAGGATGTCGTACTCGCGGCCGGCCGTGACCAAGTTGGTCCGACCCGCCGCGCAGATCGTCGGCACCGGCGCGTCGACGGCATGGATGCGGGGCGCCTGCGTGGGCCGCTCTCCGAAGCTGGCGGTGATGAACGCCAGTTCGCCACGGTTCGCGGTGGTCAGCGTCGGGAGTGGATCATCGACAGATCGCGCGCGGTTGAACCCATTGGAATGCGTGATCGGCACCACCAACCCGAACCGCGCCTTGGCGGTGGCGGTGGGCAGCGGCTGGTCGACCGAGCGGCACGTCTCGCCCGAACCGGAGCCGTAGTACGGCGCGACCAGCGCGTGTGCGCCGCTCCCCGGGATGGTGGGGAGTGGCTCGCCAGCGCTGCGCGGCGCTCCGCCGGCGCCCTGTGACAGGATGAACGGCTCGATCAGTGCCGGTCTGGCACAGCCGGGCCTCTCGGCGTGCCCGGCACCACCGAGCGTGATCGTCGGCAGCGGCTCGTCCACCCCGCGCGGTGCACCGGAACTGCCCGTGGCGAGCACGAAGGGCTGCACGCTGTCAAGGTGATCCCGGCCGGCGGCGGGCTGGATCGGCAGATTGATGCCGCGCGCCGCACAATACTCCAGAACCGCCGCCAGGAACGGCGCCGGCCAGCCGTGTTTCACCAGCCCGGCCGCGATACGGGCCAGCGTCTTCGGGGCGAGCGGCCGCTTGCGGTCGAAGATCGATCGCCCGGCCAGAGACCAGTCGATCACCTCGCGGGCGGTTCGCCAGCGGGCGGAGCCGAACAGGTCCGGGCGCCGGGTGTGCGTCGGCTCGGGCCAGGGCAGCGGCCTGCTGTCCTGCCACGCCATGATGAACAGCCGCTCGCGGGTCGTTGCGTCGCCGAAGTCGGCGCAGTTGACGACCCGCCATTCGATCCGGCGGAACCCGATGGCGCGCAGGGCGTCGATCCAGGCACGGAAGTACTCGCCCTCGCGGCTCTTCACGGGCCGTCCGGTTTGGACGTTCACCGGCCCCCAGCGCAAGAACTCCGGCACGTTCTCCAGCAGCAGCCGCTTCACCCGCAACTCGGTGCACCAGCGCACGACGTGCCATGCGGACATACGCTGCTGGTCGTTGACCGGCTTACCGCCACGGGCGCGCGAGAAATAGGTGCACTCGATCCCGGCCATCAGGAGATCGAGCTTCCCCTCGGGCACAAGCTGCGACGGGAACGCGGCGTCGAGCGTCACGCAGTGCACGCGGGCACCGGGGTGATTCCGCGCATAGGTCTGCACGGCGATCGGCCAGTGGTTCACGGCCACGAAAGCGGGAGCATAGCCGAGGTCGATCAGCGCGTCATTGGCGCCGGCCGAGAGGGAGCCGGCACCGCAGAAGAGATCGGCGACGAGGGCGCGCGCCATCACGCTCCCCTCCCCGACAACACTAGCCAGAGCGCCACCACGACGAACGGCGAGACATATCCCCACCACGGCGCCACCGTCCTGATCACGGCCGCACCTCGATCGTGACGGTGACATGGACCCCGAGCCTGACCTCGGCCGCCAACAACTCCCCCAGCGTCCAGCCGAGCGCGGCCGCAGTCTCGGCCGGGCTGATCCGCGCGACGGCGGCGGCGATGATGCGGGCGGCGGCGAGATCGTCGAACGGCAGGCGCGGTGCCGAGACGGATGGAGCCTGCTGTTCGGCCAGAACCGCAGCCGCGATGCGGGCTCCCCGCTCGGTGTCTCGGGGTTGCCGGTGCCACTCCCGCCGTCTCGGTCGCGCCGATCCGCTCGGACCGTAAAGGTCGCGGCGCTTGTCCCACCCGTGGTCCGATGCCTCGACCAGCGTCATGCCGCCGCCCCGTCAAATTTTCTGTGCTCGTCGCCCCAACCGATGAAGCCCTCGCGTGTCTCCCGAGAGAACAAGTCGGCGCGCACCAGGGCGCCCGGCGTGCAGCGGCGCACCACGCCGTAGAACTCGTCCGGCTTGCGGCTATGCTCACGGGCGACGCCGTCGAACAGCGACGGAAACGGCCGATGCGTCGGGTTTCCGGTGATGCAGACGAGGATCGGCTCGTGCAGCGTCCGAACCCGGTAGCCTGTCCCCATGCGCGGCTTGCCGTTCGCTGGTCAGTTTCCGCCAGCCCATCTCCGAGATCGGCTCGAAGCCCCACATCTTCGCGACGTGATGAGCGGCGCCGGTCGCCATCGCCCAACCCGTCGTCCAGAGCAACAGCAGGCAGTCACCGCGCGCGAGATGCGATACCGGGAGCGCAGCGATCTCGTTGGTCGGCATCAGCTTGTACTTGCTGCCGGCTCCCTTCTCCTGCCCGGTCTCCATGGATCGGGTTTCGAAGAGCCACGGCGGGTCGGCGACGATCACGTCACAGGACATGGGCTGCAGCGGTTCGAACGGCCACGTCACTTCGCCACCTCGCCGAATAGGAAGAGCTTGCGGTTCACGCCGCGGGCGTAGGTCGCGCAGGCCCAATCGTGGATCGCGATCGCGTCGGCCCGATCCGCGTCGATCGAGCGCTTCGGAAGCAGCCCGAGTAGATGGGCGCGCGCCACCACGGCCGCCTTCGTCGCCTTCCGGTCGCCGCAGTTAGCTTTGCCGAGGAAGTGATGCCGAACGGTCTGAGCAGCTACCGACACGACCCGCACGCCGAAGCGATGGGCAATGCCCTCGACCACGGCGTGGAGCCCATAGGTCAGCATCACGGCGTCGGCCGAGTTGCCGCGCTTCGCGAACGCGCCGAGATGAAACGGCGACTCCTTCACGATCAGGACGGGCTTGTCCGGCCCGCCGAGCAGGTCGTTGAACCAGAAGATCGCGTTGCCGAAGCATGCCTCGCGACCCTCGTGCTTCTCCTTGAGGACGACGGTGCCGGATTGCGGCACCGCGCCGGCCGGGCCGAGAGCCCAGCCGGTGCGGGACGCCAGATCGAGCCCGAGCACGGCGTCGCCCATCGTTCAGTTCACTTCCCGCAGCGTCGGCTTGCGATCTCCGATCGTCGCCCGCTGCTCGGCGGCGAGGCTGGCGAGGCCATGGTCGAGCCCAGCCTCGACGCGCATGCGCCGCTGCTGCTCGTCGACCGTGTCGCCGAAGTCGTCGTCCGGCGCCGTCGCGGCCTGGGCGGCGTTGTGCTCCGCCATCCGCTCGGCGTCGCGGCGCTCCTGCTCGCCGGCCGGGATCAGTTCGGGCCTCTCCTCCTCCTCCTCGATCGGCTTCAGCTTGTTCATCACGAGCAGCTCCTGACCCTTGTGCCAGCCGGTGATCCAGCGGCCATGCTGCGGCACGCTCGGGTCGTAGGGCGGCCGGCAGGTCTCGCCCGCCATGCCGGCGCGGCGGCCCTCGGCCTCGGCCCGATCCTCGGCCGGCGTCGGGTCGACGCTCGGGAAGAGCTCGGTCTGCGCGACGGGGACACCGAGCATCCTGAGAACACGGGTCCGAAGCTCGATCGCGGCCTTGATCGCCTCCTCGCCCTCCTCGGTCTCGGCCTCGATCATCAGCTTGATCTCGGCGACAGCGTCTTCGCCGAGCTCGGCCTTGGCGACCTTGCACACGTTCTTCAGCAGCGCGTCGGCCGTCTTCTTCGCCTGGAGGCTGTCGGCGTAGCGACGCTTGTGCTGGTAGAGCAGCACGGTGCGTTGCTCGTCGGTGAGCTGCGAGTTGTCGCCGATGCCGGGATTCCGCTCCCCGCTCGCCGCGGCGGTTGACGCGCCGCCCTCTCCGGTTGTCGTTTCGACCTCGGTGGTTCGCGCCTTCGGTTTGTTCCGGGACCCCTTGGGCCTACCCATGCTCTACTCCTCTCCGTGTGGGGAGGCCGCGCGCCGACCGGGCGGCGCGGCCAGGTCGCGGTAAATCAGGCGATGCGGCCGACGTAGACGATGCCGTCCTTCATGAAGGCACGGAACGACTTGGTCTTCCCGCTCTTCTTGCCGGCCGCACTCGCGGCGCCGCGCGCGGTCCTGATCTCGCCGTCGAACTTGAAGCCGTCGCCGATCTCGACGCTGTTCCACGGGTACTTCGCCGCGGCGGCCTGCTTGTTCACCTTGGGCGGGAACGCGATGTTCTTGATGATTTCGACGGTCATGCTCTCTCTCTCGTGTTGTGCGCCTACGGCGCGGTGGTGGATTCGTCGGGACCGGCCAGCGCGGCCAGTTCGTCGATTTTCCGCTGCGTCACGGCGACGTCGGCTTGGAGGCGCGCAAGCTTGTCGCGCTGCGTCTCTATCTCGGCCACAACGCGCCGGCGGACGAACGCCTTGGCCAGCACCAGGGCGCCGGTGATCTGCACCAGAGCGGCCTCGGCCTCGGCGATCGACATGCGCCCGAGCGAGGAAAGGCCCTTGTCGTGGGAGTCCTCGATCAGGACGATGCCGTTCTCGGCGCGGAACCGGATCGTCATGACCGGGCTCCGCTGTATCGCGTCACGCCGCGCCCCTGCCGCCAGCGCACCGCGTTCATCGCGCCGTTCTTCTTCCGGGCTTCGACCTGCGCGGCGCTGACCGGCCGTACGACAGACAGCCGTGCGTGCCGCGCGCAGTACGGGCGACCAGCCGCAAGGTCGGCGCCAAGCGCGCCACAGAACCGCGGCAACTCTCCGTCGGCATGCAGGGGCCAGCGGCAGGTGCTGTTCGTCAGCCTCGTCAGGTCGACGCTGGGCCCGGTGGTCTCGACGCACCGCAGCGGCGTGTCGTCGATCTCAATCGGCGAAGCGGCGGGCGCCGGGACGGCGACCGGCACCACGACGTCCGGCGCCGGCATGCGGAACTTGCTGCGGCGAGCGATGCGCGGGCGCGGGCGCGGCTCTGACTTCTCCGTCGACACCCGATGTCCGCGACCGCGAGGCTCCAGGTGCAGACGATGGGCCTTTCCGATCACGCCGCGGCGCGTGACGCCGCCGAGGTCGTCCGCGATCTGAGAGGCCGACAGCCCTTCAGTCCACAACGCCCTCAGCCGCTCGACGCGCTCGTTAGTCCACTCGGCGCGGACCTCCATGTCGTAGGGGGATGTGCCGTTGGTCACTTTGTCCTCCGTGACCGAATACGAGCCCACGACTCCCTGCTGATCAGGGCGATAGCCAAGTCCTTCCACCACTCCGACCGGTAGATGAGACGCCGAGACCGCCAGCGGGCGAAGTCAGACAGCCAGTAGCGGATCAACGGCGCCGCTCCTGCTGGTCGAGCGAGGCGCGCAACGCGGCTTGGCGACGCTCCAGGTCGGCGATCTCCAACCGAGCCTCAATGTCGAGCCACCATCGCTCGCGGCAACCGCGCATCAGCTCCCGCAGGACCGGCAGTCCATGCTCGGAATGGAGCAGCGCCTGGGCGTGCTCCAGGGAGAGACCGCACTTCCCGCTCAGGATCCGCTCGGCGTGACGCACGGAGCAGCCGGCCGCGAAGTGGAGTTCCAGGCTGGCTTTGGCCGGCCAGAGTCGGCGGAACAGATTTCGGAGCCCGTTCCACCGACAGACTTGTCGGTCGATGGCGTCGTTGCGCGGAAACGAGAAATCCTCGGCGGCGAGGTTGGCGGCCGTGGCGCGACCGACAGACCTGTCGGTCCGTGAATTTGGCCTGCCCGCGGTCATGAGGGATGATGCATCCATGGATCAGCACCCGATCAACGACGTGATGAGGACGGCCCCGCCCCGCAGGGCTGGACGTGACGCGGGGCCACGCCCGAACGGGATGCGGCGCCGGTCGCGGGGATGGAGCCCTGACCGGCGCCGTGGGCGCGCACGACCGCCGATATCGTGCGCGAAGGACTCATGCCGCGCCCCACAGCACGGTGAGCGCGACGGCGAGCATCGCGCCGACCAGCGCGACGTAGATCGTCAACGCGATCGTGGTGGCGCGGTCCGTGGCGACATTGGACCAAGGGTTCGGGCCGACGGTCATGGCGCGCGCTCCGGGTGGTCGTGCTCGCACATGCGCTCCTCTCGATGTCGGGTGATCCAGGCCCGCACGATCCAGACTGGCCGGCCCAGCTCGCGGGCGATCGCCTCGACATCGGCGCCGGCATTCCACAGCGCGACCGCGCGCGACGGTCCGGTCTCCACATCGCGGCGCCAGCGCGCCGCGTATTCGGATTCGGTGATGGCGCTCACGACGCGGCCCTCTCGGCGTGCATGCGCACCAGCGCCTCGTAATCAAGGCTGCCGATACCGCGACGCTCAGCCTCCGCGACCAGCGCCGGCCAGTAGCCGACCGGGATCGACCCGCGTCGCTTCATCGCCGCGGCGTGCTCGGTGCTCTTGCCGATCACCCTGCCGATTTCGGCAGGGCCGCCGAGTGTGTCGAACAGATCGTCGATGGTGCCCATGGCGGCATCTGTACAATTTGTACCGGACCGCGTCAAGGCGAAATGTACAGGACATTTTCGTACCGTCTCCTGCATGTTGGGAAAAACAGAGACGCCAGGACAGAGGCTCTCGCAGGCGAGACAGCGCGCCGGATTCGAGAGCGCGACCGACGCAGCGCGCCGGTTCCATTGGAACGAGAACACCTATCGCAGTCACGAGAACGGCGCACGCGACGTGAGCCGCAAAGCGGCAGAGCGCTACGGCAAGGCCTTCAAAGTTTCGTCAGGATGGATTCTTTACGGCGAGGGCGAGGGCATTGCGCCGGAAAGCGGGAAAGTCGCAAGCGTGCCGCTTGTTGGTTATGTCGGCGCCGGCGCGGAGGCCCATCTATTCGGAGAGGCTCAAGGTCCGTTCGATGAGGTCGACGCGCCGGACGACGCCACAGAAGAGACGGTAGCTGTAGAGATCAGAGGGGAAAGTCTGGGCTCGTTTTTCGACCAATGGCTTGTATTTTACGACGACGTCAAGTCGCCTATGCATCAATCGTTAGTAGGCAAGCTATGTGTAGTCGGCTTAGTCGATGGCCGCATTTTGATCAAGAAAGTAAAACGCGGCGAAAGACGCGGACTTTATACCCTACTGTCTCAATTTGAGCCACCGATCTACGATGTGCAAATTGAGTGGGCTGCCAAGGTCAAAACGATGAGGCCGCGCTGATCGGCGCCGCCTGAGCGATGCCGCAGCGGAATCGCCATGACTTGGTGCTGTACATTTTGTGTTGACGCGATCCTGTACATATCGTACAGTCTCCTCATCAACCGAGGGGAGACACCGATGACCACCGCCACCACCAAGACCTACACCGACCGCCCGCTGACGATCAAGCAGGCGCTGGCCCAGCTCATCCGCGATCTGGCCGCGATGAAGAAGTGAGGACCGGGGCGGGGCTCCGGTCCCGCCCTCCCCAACCGGGAGGATCGCAGATGAACACCGAGACCAAGCCCGCCGAGACCCCGCAGTCCCTGCCGCGGATCGCATTCGCCAGCGCCGGGGCGATGTCCCCGCAGGCCCGCCGCCGCGCCGCCGAGCTGGCGGATGTCGGCCGGGAGACGCCGGCGCAGAGCTTGCGCCTGATCGCCGCCCACCCGACGGTCATCAACAACCAGGGCGACAGGGACACCCTCAACGAGGTCGCCGACCTGATCGACGAGATGAAGGCCGCGCTCGGCCTCTGCATCACGCAGCTCAGCTTTGCCGGCGAGCGCGCCGCGCTGGAGCGCGACGGCGTCGCCCTCGACCAGATTCACACCGCGCGGTCTGCGGCCTACGCCGTGATGACCAAGATCGATGGTCGAGATCGCTGCCGCGCCGGCGAGATCGCCCGCGGGCTGCGGCCCGCCGAGCAGGGCTGAGGGGGCGGGCCATGAGCGACGAGAGCGTTGCAGTTCCTGCCGACACCACCGAGCCGGCTCGCATCACCGCCTACAAGGGCTTCGACGCGCAACTCCGCTGCCGCGGCTATCAGTATGAGGTCGGCAAGACCTACGAGCACACCGGCAAGGTCGAGGCATGTGCCTCGGGCTA